CCTTTCGATATGTACCCGTTTCAGGAAAAACTAATTCAGAATTTCCATGATAATAGGTTTAATATCTGTAAGATGCCACGTCAGACTGGTAAGTCTACTACTTGTGTATCATATCTTCTGCACTACGCTGTTTTTAACGATAATGTTAACATCGCCATCCTAGCAAACAAGGCATCAACTGCTAGAGATCTTCTTGGTAGGTTACAACTTGCCTACGAAAACTTGCCAAAGTGGATGCAACAAGGTATTATATCATGGAACAAAGGTAGTTTAGAACTCGAAAATGGCTCCAAGATTTCGTCTAACTCTACTTCTTCATCTGCTGTCCGAGGCGGATCCTATAATGTCATCTTTCTTGACGAGTTCGCGTTCATCCCGAATCACATTGCTGATGACTTCTTTGCCTCTGTTTATCCTACTATTTCTTCTGGACAGAGCACAAAGGTAATTATTGTTTCTACCCCTCGTGGTATGAATCACTTCTACCGCATGTGGCATGATGCGGAGAGGGGTAAGAACGAGTATGTTCCTACTGATGTTCATTGGTCTGAAGTTCCCGGTAGAGATGATGCTTGGAAAGAGCAGACTATTGCCAACACTTCCGAACAGCAGTTTAAGGTTGAGTTTGAGTGTGAATTCCTAGGATCCGTTAATACACTCATCAATCCAGCAAAACTTAAAAATCTTGTATATGAAAGTCCACTAAAAAGAAATGCTGGGCTTGATATTTACGAAAATCCAAAACCAGAACATAATTATTTGATAACAGTAGACGTTGCCCGTGGATTGGGTAATGACTACTCGGCGTTTATTATTTTTGATATCACAGAGTTCCCTTATAGAGTAGTAGCAAAGTATAGAAATAACGAAATCAAACCAATGTTATTTCCCAGTGTTATTCATGATGTGGCAAAGGGATATAATGATGCATGGTTATTGATCGAAGTCAATGACATTGGAGATCAGGTAGCAAATATTCTTCACTTTGACTTAGAATATGAAAACGTTCTCATGTGTGCGATGAGAGGACGTGCTGGTCAAATTGTAGGATCTGGTTTTAGTGGTAAGAAATCTCAACTTGGGGTGAGAATGACTGCTGCCGTCAAAAAACTTGGATGTTCTAACTTAAAGACTTTATTAGAAGATGATAAGTTGTTGACTGTTGATTATGAGATTATATCAGAACTCACAACATTTTCACAGAAGCATAATTCTTTTGAAGCAGAAGAAGGTTGTAATGATGACTTAGCAATGTGTCTTGTTATTTTCTCATGGTTAGTGGCACAAGACTATTTCAAAGAGATGACGGACAATGATGTTCGTAAGAGAATTTATGAAGAACAGAAAAATCAAATCGAACAAGACATGGCACCATTTGGATTTATTTTAAACGGTATTGATGATGAAACTGAGTTTGTAGATAATAATGGAGATAGATGGTATACAGATGAATATGGAGACATGTCTTATATGTGGGATTATAAGTGATGGATTTTGACGATCAAATAGAACTAGAACACTTACTGTTCTTTGATCGCAAATGTAGAGTGTGTGGGGAAGTTAAAAGTTTATTAGATGATTACTATTTGACAAGAAGGGACAGAGGAACCTTACCATCTGCATATTCATATGAATGTAAAGAGTGTACAATAAAAAGAATAAAATCTAAAAAGAAAAAGGAAGTGTTGTGGGAATATCCCGATTGGTAGATATTCACGCATGGTTTCCCCGCTGAAAATAACCCTTTTCCTAAATATTTTTAGATAAATTTGGATTGCGAGGAAAAACAAGATGCCATTAAATTTAGCATCTCCTGGTATTGTAGTAAGGGAAGTAGACCTTACGGTAGGAAGAGTTGATCCAACTTCTGCGAGTATTGGAGCTATTGCGGCACCTTTTGCTCAAGGTCCAGTAGATCTTCCTACATTAGTTGAGAACGAACAAGACTTACTGAACGTATTCGGTAAACCATATTCTCAGGATAAGCACTACGAGCACTGGTTAACGGCATCGTCGTTCCTGGCATATGGTGGTTCTCTGAGAGTTGTAAGAGCTGATAACAGTAATCTTTACAACGCAGCATCTTATGTTGGTGCTGCTTCTAGTACAAAAATTAAAAGTGTTGAGCACTACGAACAGCTTGGATATGACGAGAACACCATCAGCGGTGTTGTAGTTGCCGCAAAAAACCCAGGATCCTGGGCAAACGGTCTGAGAGTTGGAATTATTGATGCCAAGGCAGACCAAATTCTTGGAATCAGTACTGAAGCAGTATCCAATAGAACTTTTAGTGCTAATGCATCTCCAACTGACGGAGATATTGTCGGAACTGCATTATCAATTACCGGAATTACTACTACTGGTATTCTTCTTGGAGACACTGTAGAAGAAATTACTGGTATTATTGGTTCTGGTGTTACTGTTACTGGTATCACTACAACTGGTGTTGTAACTTTAAGTGCGGCAACTTTAAACGAAAATCCACTTACAAACGTATCATTTAGTTTTGGATCTTATACCACCACTGTGTCACAAGCTGCTTTGGCAGTTGGTTATGGTGTTACTCAAACAATTTCTGCTACTCTTCCAGGAGCAGGAACAACAACCGTTCTTGATGGATACTTAAAAGGAGTTATTACAGAAGTTGGAAGTGGTCAAGTAAGTGTAAAAGTTGTTAGTCACGTTTCTGCTGCTGGAACAGAAACTGAAGTAGATTATCAACCATCTGGTGTTTATTCCTTCTCTGGAAGTGGAAATGTTGCCATTCATACCAATGGAGAAACAACCTCCTATGGATCAACAGCAGTCTCTTCGCAAGTAGATTGGTTTGATCAACAAAATCTTTCACTGACTTCTACTTCAACGGTTAAGTGGAATACTGTTGCTGATCGTCCAGGTACTTCCGAGTATGCTGCCGCAAGAGGATCTAGATTTGATGAAGTTCACGTTGTAGTTATTGATGGTCAAGGAAAGGTTACTGGAAATGCAGGAACAATCCTTGAGAAGCATCTCAGTCTTTCTAAGGCAAAAGACGCAGAGTTCTCGGTAGGATCACCTTCTTATTGGAGAGGTTATCTCAAGAGCAATTCAGAATATCTCTTTGGTGGAGCACAACCAGCAGGCATTGTAACCACTGGATATAGCGCAGACTTTACTCTTGAAACTGATGTAAATTGGGATCAAGATGCTGAAGGTATTACATTTGCTGCAAAAGGTAATTTGAATGCCGAGTTGACGACTGGAACCAACTACGATTTAGGAACAAACGTTGAAAACGCAGGAGCACTTAGTGCTTCTCTGAGTGGTCTTGTTGGTGGATATGATTTGTTTGAGAATACTGAGAACTATGAGGTAGATTTCCTTCTGATGGGATCTGCAGCATATGGTAAGTCAGATGCCCAGGCACTCGCAAACAAACTGATCGCAGTTGCTGAAGCAAGAAAAGATTCACTCGCATTCATCTCACCATACAGAGGTGCTGCAATTACTGATAGTACTGATGACACTGCTGCTCAAATCAACTCAGATTCTGATATCACTGATAACGTTCTGAGTTTCTATGCACCTGTCACATCTTCATCTTATGGTGTCTTTGATAGTGGTTATAAGTACATGTATGATAGATTCGCAAACACATTCCGCTATGTTCCTCTGAACGGAGACATCGCTGGACTTTGTGCTCGCAATGACATCAACAACTTCCCATGGTTCTCACCAGCAGGAACTGCAAGAGGATCAATCCTTAATGCTGTAAAACTTGCTTATAATCCTTCTAAGACTCAAAGAGATAAACTTTACTCCGCAAGAGTAAATCCAGTCATCTTCTCACCTGGTGCTGGTATTGTTCTCTTTGGTGATAAAACTGGACTTGCTAAAGCATCGGCATTTGACAGAATTAACGTTCGTCGTTTGTTCGTATACCTTGAAGATGCAATCTCTGCTGCTGCCAAGGATCAACTCTTTGAATTCAACGATGAGATTACAAGAACCAACTTTGTAAATATCGTTGAACCATTCCTCCGTGATGTTCAGGCTAAGAGAGGAATTTCAGATTATGTTGTTATTTGTGATGAAACAAATAACACTGCTGCCGTCATCGACAACAATGAGTTTGTCGCAGACATCTTCATCAAACCTGCAAGGTCGATTAACTTCATCGGTCTTACATTTGTTGCCACCAGAACTGGTGTTGCTTTTGAAGAAGTAATTGGTAACGTTTAATTAAATTAGAGGTTTAACGAACTATGGCAACCCGTCAACAACAAAATAACATTCCACTCAGAAAAATCACTGATTTTAAGAGTAAGTTAACTGGTGGTGGTGCAAGACCCAATCTCTTTGAAGTTGAGTTAGCATTCCCAGGTGCCGTTGGTGTCGATAATGACACTCTCCAAAAGGCAAGATTCCTTGTCAAGGCAGCGGCACTGCCTGCATCAACAGTCGCTCCAATTGATGTTCCATTTAGAGGTCGTATTCTTAAGATCGCTGGAGACAGAACATTCGAAACTTGGACAATCACTGTCATCAACGATGTTGATTTCTCCATTCGCTCAGCATTTGAGAAGTGGATGAACACAATCAATAAGGTAAATGATGGCACTGGACTGACTGATCCAGAAGCATACCAGGCAGATGCATATGTCTATCAACTTGCTCGTGACGGTGGTATTCTCAGATCTTACCACTTCTATGATGTATTCCCAACCAATATTTCAACAATTGACCTGAGTTACGAAACTACTGATACTCTTGAGGAGTTTACGGTAGAACTTCAGGTTCAGTGGTGGGAAGCATCAAAGGGAACTTCTCCTAATGCTGGTGGCGAAGACATTAACTAAATAGTAGAATAACAGTCTAGTCAAGATTATAATGGCAAAACTTTTTGGTTTTTCAATTGAGGATAAAGATAAAAAATCCGCTTCTATAGTGTCCCCCGTTCCTCAGTCAAATGAGGACGGGGTTGATCATTATATTTCTAGTGGATTTTATGGTCAATATGTAGATATTGAAGGTGTATATAGAACTGAGTTTGATCTAATCAAAAGATATCGTGAGATGGCACTTCATCCGGAATGTGATGGTGCCATCGAAGATGTTGTTAATGAAGCAATTGTCAGTGATCTTTATGATTCTCCGATTGAAATTGAACTATCTAATTTGAATGCAACTGATAAACTCAAAAAAGTAATCAGAGAAGAATTTAAAAGAATTAAAGAAATACTTGATTTTGATAGAAAGTCGCATGAAATTTTTAGAAATTGGTATGTTGATGGAAGACTTTTTTATCTGAAGGTAATTGACACCAAAAAACCACAAGAAGGAATCAAAGAACTTAGATATATTGATCCATTAAAGATCAAATACATTAGACAAGAAAAGAAAAAACCAGAAGAACAAAGACTTGTAAATCTCAGACTTCAATCTGCCGATAGAGTAGCAAATCCAGAGATTGATGAGTATTATCTCTATACTCCAACTCCAAGTTATCCTTCTACTTCTGGCGGACAACAAAAGAATTCTGTAAAGATTGCAAAGGATTCTATCACATATGTAACTTCAGGCCTTGTTGATAGAAATAAAGGATCAGTTCTTTCATATCTTCATAAAGCAATCAAAGCACTCAATCAACTTAGAATGATTGAGGATTCTCTTGTTATTTACAGATTATCACGAGCACCAGAACGTCGTATTTTCTATATTGATGTTGGCAATCTTCCAAAAGTAAAGGCAGAACAATATCTTCGTGATGTTATGATGCGCTATCGTAACAAGTTGGTTTATGATGCCAACACCGGAGAAGTTCGCGATGATAAAAAGCATATGAGTATGCTTGAAGATTTTTGGCTTCCAAGAAGAGAAGGTGGTAGAGGAACTGAAATCTCCACACTTCCTGGCGGTCAAAATCTTGGAGAACTTGCAGATATTGAGTATTTCCAAAAGAAACTTTACAGAGCACTTGGAGTTCCCGAGTCAAGAATCGCTGCCGATGGTGGTTTCAATCTTGGTCGTTCTTCCGAAATTCTGAGAGACGAACTCAAGTTTGCCAAGTTTGTTGGACGTTTGAGAAAGAGATTTGCTCAGATGTTTAATGACATGTTGAAAACGCAATTGATTCTCAAGAACATTGTGTCTCCAGAAGATTGGGAAATGATTTCCGATCATATTCAATATGATTTCTTATATGATAATCAGTTTGCAGAATTAAAAGAAACCGAAATGCTCAATGAGCGTCTTGGTGTTCTGGCAACTATTGAACCTTATATTGGTAAGTATTATTCTACTGAATGGGTTCGTAAGAAAGTTCTTCGTCAGACTGATTCAGAAATGATTGAGATGGATGAGCAGATTGAACAGGAAATTAAAGATGGTATTATTCCTGATCCCAATTCTATAGATCCAATAACAGGAGAACCATTACCACAAGAAGGTGAAATGGGAATGATGGGTGATGTTCCAATGGAACCAGAAATAAATGGTGGAATCACTGCTGCTGATGGCAAATCTGCCGAGATATAAATAAAAAATATAGTTATAATCACTTTTCATGGAAGAAATTGTAAATTTGATAGGATCGGATGCTTCCGCTTCGGATATTAGCGACAAGATCAAAGATGCTCTTTATGCAAAATCTGCACAAAGAATTGATGCTGTTCGTCCAACTGTTGGCGCATCCTTATTCGGTGACGATCAATCATCAGAGGAACAAGAATAATGGCAAGAACATTATTGAAAGGTGCTGAAATAGCACTACCAACAACAACGGGTGCTGCCACTAGTTTTAGTCAGGCAACAGTTGTACGTTTGGTTAATACAGGATCTGTTGCTGTTGTTGAAGTAGTAGAGTCGCAAAGTGGTACTGGCGTTGGTTCTTTCACGATGCCAGCAAATACCGTTGAGTATTTGGAAAAAACACCAACACATTGCGTTTTTGCTAGTGCCGCAACAGTCAAAGGAGCACAAGTAGGATTTACTGGATAAACAAATGAAACTTATCACAGAAGAAATTTCAAACGTACAGATTATCACCGAAGGAAAAGGTGCTAATAAGAAACTGTACATTGAGGGAGTTTTCCTTCAGGGAGACATCAAAAACCGCAATGGTAGAATGTATCCTATGGAAACTCTTTCCCGTGAAGTTGGAAGATATAACGAAACTTTCGTTAAGAAAGGACGTGCTCTTGGTGAACTTGGTCACCCCGATGGTCCTACCGTAAACCTTGATCGTGTTTCTCATAAGATTACTTCACTTGTTCAAGAAGGAAGTAATTTTAGAGGAAAGGCACAAATCCTTAATACTCCAATGGGTAAGATTGCATCTTCTCTTCTTGATGAAGGTGTGATGCTCGGCGTTTCTTCTCGTGGTGTTGGTTCATTGAGAACCACAAATGAGGGTCATAAAGTTGTCGGTGAAGACTTCATGTTGGCAACTGCTGCCGACATCGTTGCCGATCCTTCTGCACCTGATGCTTTTGTTCAGGGAATTATGGAAGGAAAAGAGTGGGTTTGGGAAGGAGGAATTCTTCGTGAACAACTCGCAGAAAGAACTCAGAAGAGAATTAACACTCTTGTTGACCAAAGAAGACTTGAAGAGCATAAGTTGAACCTTTTCAACGATTTTCTCTCAAATCTTTAATTTATAAATAAATATAGATTAATACAAAAATATCTAATCAAAAATGTCCGTTGGTAGCAATTTACAAGAAATGGAAAACGTAGTAACCAAAGGTGCTGCTGCAGCTGAACCAATGCAAAAGTTGTCCCACTCAACCCCTGGACAACCTGCTGTGGAAGATCTCGGTGGCCCAACTCCAGAAAACTATAAGGTAGACGACGACTCTGCCAAACTCAAAGAACCTTCAATCGCAACTGTCGCAGACGTTGTGAAGAGAGGTGCTAAGCCTGCCGAACCAATGAAAAAAGTGGCAGAAGAAGAGGCAGAGGTCGAAGGCGAAGTGGTTGCTGAAGCAGAAGAAGAGACTACTGAAGAAGTAGTTTCCGAAGAAGAGACTACTGAAGAAGAAGTCGTTGCTGAACAGGAAGAAGTTGTAGAGTACAACATGGAAGAAGATGTTGAGGCACTTCTTGCTGGCGAAGAACTCTCCGAAGAATTCCAAGAGAAAGCACGTACCATTTTTGAAACTGCTATCAAGGCAAAGGTTGCATCAATTCAAGAAGAATTGATCGCACAATATGAGCAAGCTCTGGAAGAGCAAGTTGGTTCCGTCAAGGAAGAACTGACTGACAGAGTTGATGCATATCTTGAGTATGTCGCTGAAGAGTGGATGACCGAAAATCAACTCGCAGTTGAGCAAGGACTCAAGACTGAAATGACCGAATCATTCCTTGTTGGAATGAAGAGTCTTTTTGAAGATCATTATGTAACTATCCCTGAAGAGAAATATGATGTACTCTCTACTATGGTAGAGAAATTAGATGAGATGGAAGATAAACTCAACGAGCAAATTAAGTCAAATATTGCTCTCAAACAAAGATTAGCTGAGTCGGTTGCTGATGTAATCTTCTCCGAGGTCTGCGAAGGTCTGGCACTTTCACAGAAGGAAAAACTCGCTTCTCTTGCCGAAAATGTTGAGTTTGATAGTGAAGACACCTATCGTGAGAAACTGGTAACTCTGAGAAATTCTTATTTCCCAGCAAACGCCGGTACTCAAAGAGACAACTCAGAGAACATTTCTGAGAATACTGAGACCTCCTCACAACCAGCTACTGGTTTGATGGAGTCGTATCTCAGCACTCTGACCAGAGTTTCTAAAAAGTGATTTTTAGATTATAAGTCAAACTAAAACTTTTAAGAGGTAAAATTCAAATGCAAGCTTTCAACGCTGAAGCTCTGCAGGAGAAGTGGGCACCTATCCTCAATCACGAGGGTCTCGGTGGCATCCAAGATGCTCACAAGAGAATGGTAACCGCAGTTCTCCTGGAGAACCAAGAAAAGGCACTCCGCGAAGAGCGTGAGTTCCTGTCCGAGGCATCATATGCTAACACCAGCGCCGGCACTTCGGGTGGTTTCGGTGGCGGCAGTAGTTCCCCAACAGCAGGTTTCGATCCTGTTCTGATCTCCCTGATCAGACGCTCCATGCCTAACCTGGTCGCTTATGACCTCGCAGGCGTTCAACCAATGAACGGTCCTACTGGACTTATCTTCGCAATGCGTTCGAAGTTCTCCACACAGGCTGGAGACGAAGCACTGTTCGATGAAGCAAATACTCGTTTCTCTGGTGCTCAGTCCACAGGAATGGGCGACGTTCTGGGTATTGGTACTACCGCCGTTAATGATGCGACCGAGAACAACCCTGCTGTTCTGAACGACTCTGGCAGCTACACCACTGGTGGTGGTATGCAGACTGGAGACGCTGAGCGTCTTGGCGAAACTGGCGACAATGCCTTCAATGAGATGGCATTCTCGATCGAGAAGGTCACCGTTACTGCACAGTCAAGAGCACTCAAGGCTGAGTACTCCTTAGAACTCGCTCAGGACCTTAAGGCAATCCACGGTCTGAATGCAGAAGCTGAGTTGGCAAACATTCTGTCAACTGAGATCCTTGCTGAAATCAACCGTGAAGTTATCCGTACCATCTATAAGGCTGCTGAAGCTGGTGCTCAGGATAACGTCGCTAATGCTGGTACTTTCGACCTCGACGTTGACTCGAATGGTCGTTGGTCTGTTGAGAAGTTCAAAGGTCTGATCTTCCAAATCGAGCGCGATGCCAACGCAATCGCACAAAGAACTCGTAGAGGAAAGGGCAACATGATTCTCTGCTCTGCAGATGTTGCTTCCGCTCTGACCATGGCTGGTGTACTCGATTACACCCCTGCTCTCAACGCTAACCTCAACGTTGATGACACTGGCAATACTTTCGCTGGTGTTCTGCAAGGTAAGTATCGTGTCTACATCGATCCTTATTCGGCAAACACTGGTGCAACTGGTGGCGGTGCTCAGTACTACGTTGCTGGTTATAAGGGTTCTTCACCTTATGATGCAGGTCTGTTCTATTGCCCATACGTTCCTCTGCAGATGGTACGTGCCGTTGGCGAGAACACCTTCCAGCCTAAGATCGGCTTTAAGACTCGCTATGGCATTGTTGCTAACCCATTCGCAAACGATGGTGCTACTTCAAGCCCAACTAGCGCAGTCACCGCAAACAGAAACCGTTACTACAGAAGAGTACGTGTTCTGAACCTCATGTGATCCATTTTCACAAGGTTTCTCAGAGGGTCCTTTGGACCCTCTTTTTTTATCTAAATAAAAATAAAAATGGCGACTAGTTTTCCAAATCAAATAGACAATAGAAATTTTCTATCGCCTGTTGGATTTAAGTTTACATTATCAAAAGAACCAAAGGCATCATTTTTTTGCAACTCTGCAAGAATACCAGAGATTAATTTAGGAACTGCAATCCAACCATCATACCTCAAAGACTTGGATGTTCCTGGAGATAAACTGTCATATGGTGATTTTTCTTTGAGATTTTTGGTTGATGAGAACATGGAAAACTATATGACAATTCACAATTGGTTGACTGGTCTTGGATATCCAGAAACCACACAAGATTTTAAAGATCTGACAACAGATGAAGATGGACTGAGAGATTTAAAAAGACAATTTAGTGATGGAAGTTTGCACATTTTAAATAGCAATTTTAGAGATGTTGCTATTGTAAAATTTAAAGATTTGTTCCCAACTTATTTGACTTCTTTGGAGTTTGAAGCGTCTGATACTGACGTAAACTACTTTACAGCAGAGGTCTCTTTCAAGTATACTGTGTATAATATTCTAGCTGCTGACGGTAGAACACGCTTATGAACTTAGATGAAATTCAGGAGATGTGGCAGAGAGATTCAGTCATTGATCCCGATAACTTACATGATGAGTCAATTAAAATCCCACAACTTCACTCGAAATATTATACCATCTACAATACAATTTTGTTGTTGAAAGAACGGGCAAGAGAAACTTACAATAGAGTGAAACTTGAACGTTATAACTATTACACAGGAAAGGCAGATCCAGAGGTTTATGAACAAGAACCTTTCCCATATAAGGTAAGAGACAAAGACGCCTTACAGAGGCATATGGACGCCGATGAGAAACTCAATAAGATTGACATCAAGATTCGGTATTATGATGTGATGCTTCGTTTTCTTGAAGACATTATCAAGACCATCTCTAACAGGACCTTTCAAATCAAAAATGCCATAGAGTGGCATCGCTTCCAAGCAGGATTTAACTAATGGATGACGACTATCTTTACGAACAAGATTTTAATCCAGACTTGCCCTTTGTTTCAATGGACATGGGTATTGAAGATGTGAGGCAGATTCATGAATCAATAAGTCTCCATCTTAAAAACTGGGTGTCGTGTCCCGACAAAAAAGAAAGATTAGAAGGTCTGAAAGATTTTCTGGAAAGATTGATGCTGGAATATACATTTAAGATGGGAGAATAAATATTCATAGGTGAAACTTATGGATAATGTCCCATTTGATCATATCAAAAAAGAATGAAGTATATCTTCAGGTAAAAGCAGAACCGCACGTCTACTACGAATTAGCAGACCAATTTACCTTTGATGTACCAGGTGCAAAGTTTATGCCTCAATACCGTAACAAGTATTGGGACGGAAAGATTCGTTTATTCAATACTCAGACTGGAGAGATATATGTTGGGTTATTGGATAAACTAACGCGGTTTTGTGAGAACCACGAATATACCTATGAGTTTGTTGACAACAAATTCTATGGTCTCCCTTTTGAGGTCAATGACTTCATCTCAAAGGAAGGTGTAAAAGATTATATGAACGCTATTTGCAAGTATTCTCCCCGCGAGTACCAAGTAGAGGGAGTATACGACGCCCTAAGACATAATAGAAGGCTGTTGATATCCCCAACTGCTTCTGGAAAGTCTCTGATGATATACTCTCTTGTGAGATATTACGTTGAGAGAGGACAAAATATTCTGATAGTCGTTCCGACGACTTCGCTTGTAGAGCAAATGTATAAAGACTTTGCAGACTATGGTTGGGACGTAGGTTCATTTTGTCACAAAATTTACGCGGGAAAAGAAAGAGAGACTGACTCGCAGGTGATTATCACCACCTGGCAGTCCATCTACAAACTCCCTCGCAAATATTTTTCAAGATTTAATGTGGTCGTTGGAGATGAAGCACACCAGTTCAAGTCTAAGTCTTTAATATCTATAATGTCTAAACTTGCAGATTGTAAGTATAGATTTGGATTCACTGGAACACTTGACGGCACACAAACTCATAAATGGGTGTTAGAAGGATTGTTTGGTCCTTCTTACAAAATCATCAGAACAGAAGAACTGATGAAGAAAGGACATGTTGCCAAATTAGACATCAACGTGCTTTTATTGAAACACCCTGCACATAGATTTGAAAATTTTGAAGAAGAAGTTCAGTACATTATCAATCATGACAGACGAAACAAGTTTATACGTAACCTTGCCCTTGATCTTAAAGGTAATACACTCATATTATTTTCCCGTGTTGAGGGGCACGGACAACCCCTTTACGATTTGATAAATAATTCAAAGGCAGATGAACGTCATGTCTTCTTTGTTCATGGTGGAGTGGCAACAGAAGATAGAGAAAAAGTAAGGGAGATTACAGAGAGAGAAAACAATGCGATTATCGTCGCTTCATACGGAACGTTCTCTACTGGTATTAACATTAAGAATCTCCACAATGTTATTTTTGCTTCTCCTTCAAAGTCCAGAATTAGAAATCTGCAAAGTATTGGAAGAGTCCTCAGAAAAGGCAATAACAAGACAAAAGCAACTTTATATGATATTGCTGACGACATTTCCTACAAGTCTAGGAGAAATTACACCCTTAATCATCTAATAGAAAGAATCAAAGTTTATAACGAAGAAAATTTTAACTATGATATTGTAAACATACCGCTAAAAAACTAATGGGAGACGAATTCTACGCAATTATAAAACTTACATCTGGTGAAGAAATAATATCATTGGTCTCTGTTGACGACAATGACGGAGATCCATTGCTTCTATTGCAAAACCCAATTACGATGAAAGTTTATAATACTCATCACGGAATGCATATCAAAGTCAAGTCTTGGATTGAAATGTCTTCTGATGATATCTTTATTATAAAACCTGATAGGATTATTACTATGACTGAAACTACTGATGAAAGAATAATTGATATTTACAATAATTATGTTGATGATGACGATGATAGTGATATAAGCGTTTATAACCCTTCTAACGATAATAAGTCAGGTTCTACTAGACCTTCTAGAAAGATGGGATATATCTCATCGGTAGAGTCTGCTAGAAAGAAACTAGAAGATATATTTAATAACTCAATAGAAAGCTAGAGCTGACTCTTCAACCCGGACAAAGGTAGTCTACACATGATTTCCAATGTTGTCAAGTCCCCAAAGTATGGTATAATAATAACAACTTATATTACACAGAGTCCGATGTTATGCCCAAAAAGAAGACAGAACATTATGTAAATAACAAGGAATTGTTGGAGGCAATGATTAACTACCGCATACGGGTAGAAAAATCATACAAAAAGATTTTTGATAGAGATCTCACTGAGCAACCAAAACAAGAAAGAGCAAAGCAGTGGGAAGGTAAACCACCAATTCCAAATTATCTTGGCGAATGTTTTCTTAAAATCGCAACGCACCTCTCATATAAACCCAACTTTGTAAACTACATGTTCAGAGAAGATATGATCTCTGATGGTATTGAGAACTGCGTTCAGTATATTCATAACTTTGATCCAGAGAAATCTAAGAATCCTTTTGCTTATTTTACTCAGATCATTCATTATGCTTTTCTCCGCAGAATCCAAAAGGAGAAAAAGCAGTTAGACATCAAAACCAAGATTATTGAAAGAACTGGATTTGATGAGGTTATGATGGTTGACGACAGCTTGCTTTCTGGTAGCAGTTCGGACTATAATACTATTAAGGACAACATCACCTATAAGAATCGATGAAGGTTGCCATCATCACGGATACTCATTACGGGGCACGTAAGGGTTCCAAGTATCTACACGATTATTTCGAACTCTTTTATGAGAATGTATTTTTCCCTGCCCTAGAAGAGCATGGAGTAGAAGCAGTCATACACATGGGTGATGCTTTTGATAGTCGGAAGTCGATTGACTATCAGAGTCTAGAATGGGCAAAGAGGGTTGTGTTTGACCCTCTCAAAAAGTATGATGTTCATATGATTATCGGAAATCATGACACATACTACAAGAACACGAATGAAGTAAACTCTCCAGAACTCTTACTTCAGACTTACTCTAATATTAAAGCATACAGTCAACCAACCGAAGTTAATGTTGGTGGACTTGATATTTTATTTTTACCATGGATTAATCAAGGAAATGAAGAACTATCTCTCAACACTATCAAAAAGACTTCTTGCAGGTGTGCGATGGGGCACCTGGAACTCCAAGGATTTAGAGTTAATCGACAAATCATCATGGAGCACGGTTTGGACAGCAAACTATTTGAGAAGTTCGATCATGTCTTCTCGGGACACTATCACACTCGATCGTCAGACGGAAGAATCTCATACCTAGGGAATCCTTATGAGATGTATTGGACAGATGTGAATGATACTCGTGGTTTCCACATTTTCGATACGGAAACCCTCACTCTGACTCCAATCAACAATCCTTATAAATTATTTTATAACATCTATTATGAGGATACCAACTACAAACTCTTCAATGCTACGGAGTATGAAAACAAAATCGTCAAGGTAATCGTCCGCAAAAAGACAAACCCTAAAGATTTTGAAAAGTTTATTGATAAACTTCATACAGTAGGAATTCAAGATCTCAAAATTGTTGAAAACTTTGATGTCCATGAAAGTGAAGAGTTTGATATTGATGAAGAAGAAAGTACAATTTCTATTCTAAATCGTTATATTGACGAATCAGAATTTGAGTTTGACAAAAATGTAATCAAAGGTATCTTCCAAGATTTGTATAGACAAGCTTGCGAAGTAGAGTAATGTTTCTCCTCACAGTCAAAGATAAGAAAGAAGACGGTGCCTATGCTGTTCAAGACCAGTATGGGAACAAAGTCTTATTTTTGTTTGAAGACGAGGATGATGCGGAGCGTTATGCTATGATGCTTGAAAATGAAGAAGAAGAGACCCTTATGGATGTTGTGGAGGTTGACGATGAGCTTGCCATAAAGACTTGTAAGCACTATAATTATAAGTATGCAGTGATCACCCCTGACGATATCGTTATTCCTCCTAAATTGAATGATAACTTTTCAAAAGATTAAATGGAAGAACTTTCTTTCCACTGGCAACACTTGGACTGAAATAAATTTCCAAAAATATAATACAAATTTGATCATCGGCACAAATGGAGCAGGTAAGTCCACAATGTTGGATGCTCTCACGTTCGTTCTTTTTAATAAACCTTTTCGTAAGATCAACAAACCCCAATTGGTGAACACTACCAATGAAAAGGAGTGTGTTGTTGAGATTGAGTTTTCTATTAATAATCGGGAATATTTGGTTCGTCGTGGAATCAAACCAAATGTGTTTGATATTGAGGTGAATGGAACACCTCTTCATAAGGAAGCAGATGATCGTGCGAATCAACGCATTCTGGAAGAGAGTATTCTGAAAGTAAACTATAAGTCCTTTACTCAGATTGTGATTCTGGGTAGTAGCACCTTTGTTCCTTTCATGCAACTAACGACTTCTAATCGTCGTGAAGTGATTGAAGATCTGTTGGATATTCGTATCTTCTCCGCGATGAATGCTCTCATCAAAGACAAGATTCGTGAGAAGAAGGATCAAATCAAATCTCTTGATCTTAGGAAAGAAACTCTCAAAGACAAGATGGAAATGCAGCAGAACTTCATCGATGAGTTGGAAAATCGTGGTCATGCCAACATCAATTCCAATAAGGAAAAGATTACCAAGTTGGATAATGAAGTTGGCGTCTACATGGAAGAGAATGCCAAGACTGAGGAAGAAATTCATAAGTTCACCAAAGAACAAGAAGAAGTTATTGATGCTGGTAAAAAGTTAGTAAAACTAAACAATCTTAGGGGTAAAATCTCTCAAAAGGTAAGTACAATTACCAAAGAACATAAGTTTTTTACTGAAAATACGGTTTGTCCCACCTGTACTCAGAGTATAGAAGAAGAGTTTCGGTTAAATAGAATTAGCGACGCTCAAAATAAGGCAAAGGAACTTAAAGATGGTTATGACGAACTTGAAAAAACAATTGAGTTCGAACAGGAGAGAGAGCGTCAATTCACTGCCCTATCTAAGGAGATTACAAAACTAACGCATGGCATTTCTCAAAACAATACTCGGATTAGCCTCAACCAGAGACAAATCAGAGATCTTGAGCATGAAATTCAAAAACTTACCGAGAACCTTGCAAACAGAAATTCTGAACATGAGAAGCTAGAAGAGTTTAGAGAAAATCTCCACAAGACAATAGAAGACCTCTCTACTAAAAAACAGGAAATCGTTCATTACGATTTTGCCTACTCCCTTCTCAGGGACGATGGTGTAAAAACGAAGATAATCAAAAAGTATCTTCCGTTCATAAATCAGCAGGTCAATCGTTATCT